TTATCTGAAGATCATAAAGAGAAAATATCAAAAGGAAGGCGATTATCTAATCATTCTCCATTTGCGGGTAAGAAACATAATGAAGAAACTAAGAGAAAGCAATCATTAGCTAATAAAGGTAGAATACCTTGGAATAAAGGAAAAAGTAATTAAGAGATTATCCTTTATATTGCTAAGTTATTATCGGATCGGTATTAAGCATTATAATAGTAAACATGGAAAGGTATTATATGAGTAAGAAGCATTATATTACAGTAGCAAGAGTATTATTTGAGAATAAGGCACCATTTCAATTATGTTCTGATATGGCCATTCAGTTTAAATCGGATAATCGGTTATTTGATATTAACCGTTTTCTATCTGCTTGTGGACATTGATATGAATAAAGTGGTTATTATTGGTTTGATTATTCTATTGGCNTATCATTTTNNCGATATTGATAATCANTTTAGAGTTATGACTGGTAATATTAAGATTGAAAGGGTATTATGAAACCGTATTATCTTTGTGGTGGTATATCATTTGAAACATTATCATTAGCCGTAGAATATTCTAATATGATGGCAAGAGAAAATAATGTATTATTAGGCATTGAGGAGATAATGTAATGCTGACCTTTATTCTATTCTGGTTGATTATCTCTATCATTATTGCAGTGTTTATGGCGAGTTAATATTAAGGAGTATTATGAGAGAAGAAACAGTATTGGCAGTACCATTAACCGAGAAGCAATTGGAGATTATTGAATTAGGTTTAATTAAGTTATATGCTGATTATCCTAATAATGGTGAGAAGCGTGGTGATATTCAGATTATATTGAATATGATTAACGATTATCTCCGGTAATTTAGATAATGATGGGAGTGATGTTGTTCCGATACAACGGTATTTGATTTATCGGCCAATATAATGTATTGGAATGTGCCAGAATGATTGTGGTATATTCCAATGCGAGTATAATGGTTTTTATATTATGAATGAGTGAGGAATTATGAAATTAAGCAAAACGAGCAAACTCGGCACCAAAAGCTGGTCATTACAAGCGGTAGAAACCTGTCCAGGTTCAGTCGGTGAAAATGGCAAGTTAGTACCTGCTTGCTCAGGTTGTTATGCTACCACTGGTTGTTATGTTTTCCCAGTAGTAAAACAAGTGCGAGCCGATAATAAAGCAGAATGGCAAAATGAGGATTTTATTGATTTATTCACTAAAGCATTAACCAAAGAATCTCATTTTCGTTGGTTTGATTCTGGTGATATGTATTCATTAGAATTAGCGGAGAAAATGTTTAAGATTATGGTGAATACACCTAATACTAAGCATTGGTTACCTACTAGAATGTATAAATTCAAGAAATTCCATGATGTATTGAATAGAATGAAAGCATTACCGAATGTAATGGTACGATATTCATCCGATGAGATTGATGGCACCTATACGCAAGATTTACACGGTTCCACCATTCTTCCTAATGAGGACTATGCGGATGCTGATACTTTCGTATGTAATGCACCTAAGCAAGGTGGTAAGTGTTTGGATTGTCGTGCTTGTTATGATAAGGATATTAAAGTGATTGGTTACTTAGCACACGGCAAGAAAATGAATAAAGTTATCCGATTAACCGTAGCATAATCGTTAGTAGTGGAGGTATGTTAAAATATAAATAAGGATATAATCAAAAGGAGTTAATATGAAAGTATCCACAATTTATATGGCAACCAATAAAATCAATGGTGATTCTTATATCGGATTTGATTCTAATTGGCCGGCACGATATTATAAGCATAAATCGTTAGCAAAATCCACTAAACTAACCTATTATTTTTATAACGCATTAAGGCATTATGGTTTTGATAATTTTGAATGGACTGTATTATATCAATCAAAAGACCGTGATTATTGTAAGAATGTAATGGAAAATCATTTTATTACTGAATATGATACATTTAAGAATGGTTATAATAGTACCACAGGTGGTGAAGGTACATTTAATCATATTAAGTCACCAGAAGGTATTGAGAGAATAAGGCAGGCTAATATTGGTAGAGAACCTTGGAATAAAGGATTAACATTAAAACCATTATCAGTAGAACATAAGGCAAATATATCAGAATCATTAAAAGGTAGACCAGCATGGAATAAAGGTATACCAATGACCAATGAAGCAAAGGCTAAAGCATCAAAATCATTATCGGAGAATAATCCAATGGATGATCCTGATAATAGATTAAAAGTTAGTAAAGCATTAAAAGGTAGAGTATTTTCCGATGAATGGAAAAAGAAACTATCCGAAGCAGCAAAAAATAGGAAAAGAAAGGATAATATATGAATTTAGCATTAGATTATGATGATACTTACACTAGAGATCCAATCTTTTGGAATGGAGTAATTGACCTTGCTCAAAGCAGAGGACATAAAGTATATTGTATCACGGCAAGATCCAAATATTATGCAAATAAAGTATATGATGATTTAGGTAAACTATTAGGTAAAGATGCTTGTATGTTTACTGATGGTCTAGCAAAAAAGTCATTTGCATATGCTCAAGGTGTTAGTATTGATGTATGGATTGATGATTGTCCATTTTTTGTAGATAATAGCGTTAAAGTGGATGATAATGTTATTAGATTATGGTCGTAGTTTTATAGTAACCATTCTATGAGTGGTTACTAGTAAGATTATGTTAGTATAAACTGAGGTGAATATGAAATTAGTAAGAATTACGATGGATTTAGTAGTAGAAGATGATACTCGAGCAGATAAATGGGTATTTAATGCAATTACTGATAATCTTGAGAATGGTGAAGATATTACCAATTATGATTATCAGATTATTGAACAACCTTATATTGAGGATTTAGTATGAGTATTAGTAATATTCAAAGAATGGTAGATGCACTTGTTCGTGATGAAATGAATATGGTGCAATCACTAGGTTTTGATTCGATGTATGCTTATATTGAATCATTGGTAATTGAAAAGTATGAGAATATGCCAGAACGGCACATTATTGAAGAATATGAAAGGTTAGAATAATGGAACTATTTGATTTAATTGATAGTGTATCAGAATTAACCGATACCTTTGTTGGTAATATGGTTAAAGTTAATCCTGAGCAATTAGGCTTGGATAATCGTTGTGGTAGTCTGTTTATTACGCCAGATTGTATTGGCACTTATAAAGGCCATGACCGTGCATTAAGATATTATGGTGGTTTTGAGTATATCAATGATGGTAACCGCCACGAAATGGGTGATTATGTGTTTTATTCAAGAGAAGCAACCAGAGTGGATGAAGCATTAGAATATTATTTGAATTTTATGGAAAAGGTATAATATGGTTATGTCGTTTAATCCTGAATGGCGGGATAATGCCATTGAAACATTGGTAAGTGATGATATTGATACCATTTTGACTGCCAAAGGTGAATATAATGATGAATTCTTTTTATCAGAAATACTAATTGGTGGTTTCAGAGGTTATAATGCTTTTACTGATAAAGAATTAGAAAAAGAATTAACCGAAAGAGATATTTCAACAGTATTTGGAGATAAGCTTAATGACTGAAGTTAATCAAATGAGAGTATATCTCAATGAAGCAAAGACATTATTAGATTATGTTTACTATTATGCTGGTGATAATGGTAATACTCCATTAGAAGATAATATGAGTAGAGCTGATTCTTGTATTATCGAAGCATTTGACTTTTTAAAGGATTAATATGAATAATGTATATGTGGTGAAATCAGGTCAGCTGATTGATTTTAGTGGATGGGAATGGTTGAATCTCAGAGCTTTTACTGATTATGATAAAGCACTAGAGTTTTTCAAACAAGTAAGAAAACAAATTCCATACAAGAATTTGGAAGTAACGGAAGATGTAGAAATTGAAACATTAACTTTGGAGGTATAATGAATAATATTATTATCGGATTATTAGTAATGCTCAGTATTATGTTTATTATCGCAAGCATTCAATTGGTAAAATTATTTTTCGAACCGTTTGCGGAATGATACTGGAAGCGTTGTATTCTAACAACAGGGGCCTTGTGGTATCCTGTGGTTAGTGTATAATGGTTGAATAAATTGAGTAAAGGAAATATATGTTGAAATTTGAAGGTATTGCACAAGTTGGTGATATTATCAGAGCGTATGATTTTAAACCAATGGCAGGTCGTGATGATGCGTTTATTGAAGGTGTTGTAGAAAAGGCCAATTGTAATGAATCAGGTTTTAATTCTTACAAGGTAACGGTTACAGTTGATAAGTTTGCAAAATATGAAACTAAACCTAATCCTCGTAATCGTGTAGGACAGATTGTATTTGTTCCACACCAAACCAGTTTTCATGAGTTTGATTTTAGAGTAGTGAATTTAAGTAAGGTATAATATGAATTTAGAAGAAATGATTGCTGAATTGGTAGATTATGATATTTCTTATTATAAGAAATTGCCTGTTGAAGATAAAATTGAATTTGTTAGTGGTTTATTAGAAGATAAGATTCGATTATTACCAGAACAAGAAATTCGGTCGTTTTATGATACATTGAAAGGTGAATAATGGATTATTGTTTAAAAGAAATTACAATGTGCCAAGCATTAGAAGATTATGTTACACCATCTGGTTATCGTTCATGTTTTAAAGGTGTGCCGTTTGGTCGTTATGCTGAGGTATTACCATACATTGATTTTACCAAGTATTTTGTAATGTTCCGTGGTCCCCGTCCTCAACCAGGTTTTAAAGGTTCTACTCGCAAGCGTAATGCTAAAGCATTTGATGTGTATATGCGTGATGCTCGTACCACCAATGAGTTGAGAATTGAGCGTGAAGCATTTTATCGTGGCGTTCAATGGGCAAATAACAGGAGTCATTGATTATGTGTGCAATGAAGGAAAATGGAACAATTAACCTCGATGATTTTATATTAACTGAGGTTGGTTCATTAAATTTTGGTATTGATGGTTGGGATAGTTATTACAATGTACATAATCATACAGATGGTTTAANTCATAATGATTTACATAATCTAGCAAGAGAGTATTTCTGGCAAGATACGACAGCAGAGGCAGGTAGTTATTTTTGTAAATCTGTATCTGTGTATATTAACACATTGTATGATAAGGATGCTCCTTTCGAGGAACTACCATTTGAATATATTTTAGTGGTTCATCACCGCTACGATGTTTAGGAGCTTTTATGGAAGATAATAAAGCAGATTTAGAATTTGGTTTGTTGATGTATTTGGATCATCTACGAAAAGATTATGGTTCTAATGGTTATGTTAATAAAGAGTTTTCATATGAATGTGGCCGTAAGTATGTTCATGTGATTATGAGTGATAACCAAAGAAGTTCACATTCTTGGATTATGTTACAAGATGATAAGAAGTTTAAAAGAGGGGATATTCTAAAGTCAGCAACATGGCGTGGTCCTGCTCGTAACTTTGCTCGTGGTAATGTTCTTTGTGGTGATTATCAACATATAAGGTGGTGCGGTGTATGAATACATGGGATTTTGTAGTAAGTGAGTTAAAATCGTTGCAACAAGGCTTTGAAGATCATCAAGCAATTGCGGAATTATTTGTAGAACAAAAACTGTTGTTTGGTTACAACATATTGAAAAGTAAAGACCAAGTATATTGTTCCTAAATGACACAATGCTTGTGGAGTTCCGTGGTACCTGTATAATGGTCGTTAATGTTGAAAAGGAAAAATATGAGTAATGTATCAGATGTTAAATTCATTGCTGGTAAGTATGTTGCTGTTATTAACGGAAAAACGGTTAAACGGACTCAATTAAAACACATGGAGTATGTTATTAAAAAAGCAAAAGAGCATGCAACTGATGGTGTGGCAGTAGAATCTCGGTTCACTATCAACCAAAGATTTGGTTTTTTATCTGATATGGTTTGTATGTTAGCAAAAGGCGACCAAGCATCCGTTGTAGTAACAGGACCTGGTGGTTTGGGTAAATCCCATACAGTATCCGCAGCATTGGTCAAGTCAGGTTTCAAAGATTTGTCCACATTGGNNGATTATGAGGTAGGCGCTGTAGTGCCAGCCAATGCATTCATTGTAGTTAAAGGTTATTCAACACCTAAAGGTTTGTATCGTACATTGTATGAGAATCGTAATTCAGTAATCGTATTTGATGATTGTGATTCAGTATTGAAAGATCCCGTATCATTGAATCTATTNAAAGCNGCNCTCGATTCATATTCTCGCCGTATTATTTCATGGCGTGCTGATATTAAAGATGAAGATTTACCGACTGTATTCGAGTTCAAAGGTCGTGTGGTATTCATTTC